ACGTTGATGCTGGCGATTTATGGAATTGCGGTAATCGAAATATGAAATCAGACCGCCATAAATTCCTGACCAGAAAAATAATCATCATCGGCGAAGTACAGAAAGCGCTCGCCATGTCGATGATTGAAAACCTGCCGGTTGATCCAGTGAACCCGCTGGAAGTCACCGCGCGTGAGCTAGTGCGAAGTCGTAGCCTTGATTCAAACGCTGCAATGTGGGCGGGAACGCTTCGAGATATCTCGCAACAGGCGTGGGTGCAGGGCAAACAGTACAGTGCCGAGGTGTGGCACGAAGAATTCAAGCGCGAGTATCTGCCAGAGGAATTTGATGATGAGCTTTGCAAGGCCGGTTATCGGAAGTGGGATTTCCTGCCTAACGGTGAGCGCGTTTTGATCGGAAGCACAACACAACTCACTGTGCGCGGGTTCGCGTTATACCTGCAAACCGTGGAAGCGTTTGGTGCCGGTCTTGGTGTGCAGTTTTCGGTAAATCCCAATGGGTAACGCCGAAGCTTTGAAGGCGGACAAAAATGAGGCAACTAGATGATCTACGTAATAATATCCCGCACAAAGGATGCAGTAATTATGAGGCGCTAGAATTGTGCGATGAGATTGAGCGCCTGCGCGTTGTATTCCGGGTGAATATTCTGCGGCTCAATCCATTATTGAGCCACGCGGAAATAGATAGAATATTGACGCCCAACGATCAAGCTGTGCGGCGCGCCGAAGGCGCGTCCGAAACGAGCGCCGGGTTGGGCGCGGAGGAAAACGACATGAACGATTTTAGCAAAGAGACGGACATAACAAAGAGTGTTGCTCTAGCGCTGGCGGCAGCGTATTGGAGAGGGAGATTACATGCCGTGAATGTCGGCGCGGATTACGATGCCGGGTTTGAGGCGATGATAGCCGCCGCAGCGAGGGCTGATATGGGCAAATGGATTGCGGTGGCGCGTGGACATGAGACGCCCAACTCAAAATAGGCGTCGAAAATGACGCATAACATCCTACTCAGTATCGCGGTGCGGCAAGAAATTATTCAGCAAAATCAACGAACTTTGTCTTTTTAGTACGTCCTAATTGAAGCGGAAAACACGTCATAGCCCAGGAACGCCGCCGGACTGGATCACGCGACAATCATCAAGGCGAGCGCTCCACAGGTCGCCAACGCGCTTGTATTCGGCGGTGCGGCATGCACCTACGGATGGCAGACCCGCACAACCTGATAGCGCGACAGCCAGCACAGCGGCGATTATTTTCATGGCTTCCTTTGCTTCAGTTCGCGAACTGCAAGAACGAAAAAAGCGATGCCAAGGATTGCTTGGCGCGCAATGTAGAGGATCGATTTCATTGGATCGGGTTATCCAGAATTGCGGTAAGTGAGAAAAACACCGCGACGACGATTATCGTCGTGGTTATGGCTATCAGCGCTGCTTTCACTTCTTTTCGGCGGTCGGCGCAGAAACGATTGTCTCAAGATACCCTTTGAGGATCACAGCGCCACCAAGTAGCGTTGCAGAGCAAACGCCGAGGATGACCATCAGCACAATTTTACGCTTTGCGTCATTGATGGTGGTGCGCCAAAACTCGCGATCATTCTTCATTTCTTCCAGCATGCCGCCGTATTTTTCTTCATGCGATTCCAAGGCGGCGCTGATTCTGCCTACAGCATCGGCAAGATCGTCAATTTTGTCAGCCATAGAATCGATCCTTGAATCGTTGCTTCTTCGGTCAATTCGTGTAACTGATTCCGGCACTTGTTTTTCCCCGCTTCCGTTGTTTCTGCTGTACGGTCTATTCATTTTAATGCCTGATTTCCCAATAAATATTAGATGTCTCGGTTCCGCTACTGCTGTTGATTACAAAACTAACGCCGGGGACGATAGTGCCGACCGATAAATGCCCAAGCGCTCCGCCAGATAAAATGCGCGTGAGATTTATATTCTCATTTGCAAGAACCTCGCCAGTTAGCACCGTAACCGTGCCAGCGGCCAAAGTCGAAACCCCTTGTGAGCGTGACGCTACAGAGTAGTTGTTGCCAGACGCCTCCTCCCGCGTGATCGTGCCACTATTCTGAATGCCAGTTGTCGTGCGTACGGTCTCGTTGTCCTCCCGCGTGTAAAGCGCTACGTTTGACGCATCGTACCCAATCAAATAGTTATCGACGTGGTTTCCCCGCAGCGTGTATTTGGCCGTAACGCTCGCGTTTGAGAACCGCGCCGCAACGCAGATCGCACTGGCAAACCTATCACTAATAAATTTGTTACCGATGATATCGAACTTGCCGAATTGGCTGGTGATGCTCAACGCTTCGAGGTTGAGGTATAACGGATTTGCCGCGCTGTCCCCACTCTGGTGCAGCACGTTGTCCTGAAACACAAAGTCACGGTATGGCGCATTCGCTTCATTCGTGCCGTGGTCATACGTCGGCTTCCCGCCACCCGGCCCTATCTGCACCAGCACGCCGCCCCCATTGATGCCACGCGACACATTGTTTTTTATCTGCACGTTCTTGAACGGGCCTGCCATCCGGATCATCGATTGCATCCCGATGAATGTCTCGTGATGAACAATGATGTCTTCGAGCGGGATCGCGGCATCGTATGCGCCGAGCAACATACCGAAGCGCGTGGTTGAGTAATTATCGACATAGGTATTGTGGTGTAGCTGAATATTTTTTGACCCCACGATTGCCCCATCCAGAAGCTCGACGTAACCAGTGCTCGCAGTCGGCGCTACCGTAACATTTATCGGCACTGTGAACGTATTCGAGCCGGTGGATGTGATGGTCAACGCCTGATCGATTACAGCAGGATTCCCCGCTATAACGTTGCGCAAGAACACTTTGCTGCCGGTAGATAGCCCGTGAGGCGCAGCGGTAGTTACTACAGTTGGATTTGCAACAGACATTGACGATATGTTAATTGTTGGCGCGGCCTGCCATCCAGCCTCCACGGAAACGATTTGATTCGACGCTCCCGCCAAGTCCGACATGTGCATGTAGTTGTGATGTGCACGAACATTGTGCGTGGCCGTCAAGCGGATTACCTGCTCCAAATTGTTACGCGTTTTGTTGTGGTGTACGTGTGCGTGGCGGCTGTCATTGTAAAAGCTGAACGTCCCAAGTTGATGCCCGCCCGCGTTGTTCCTCCCGCAGTATTCCGCCACGTTGTGCGCGATCTCAATCATGCCCGTTGTGCCAGCGGCATAGGTGGCGACAACCCCAAAGTCTGCCGATGATGGGCGGGCGTTGATGAACTTGTTGCCAATGATCGAGAAATCCGCGCCGCTGGTCGCCATCATCACATGCTGTCCCTGCACGTTCTGCGCCTGCGCTGGTGATGTGAATTTATTGCCAACCACATCAACGTAACCTGAGCAGTTGTAGAAGCCCAGCGCACAGGTGTAGAGGTTTTTGAACTTGCAATCGAGAATCAGAATGTCAGACGAATTCTCGAAGTAGCAGGCCATGCTGATGCACGAGGCAAAATACAGCGCTGCGCCATAGTCAGCGGCCGTGTAGGTAGGCAAAGTAGTTTGCCCTTGGTCATGCTCGCCGCTGCCCCACATGCGAAAATTCGTTATGCCAATACCAGCTATTGCAGATCGAATCTTTGCCGTTATTTTCAGGCTACTTCCGCGCCAGTCGATGAACGTGTTGCTGACCGCCGGGCATTCTGCGGTGACGCGATAAACCTTGTTCACACCTCCGTATAACTTGCCGCCTTGCGCAAGCCAGTTTGTAATGGCTGCGGTATCATCGGCAACGCCATCGCCTACTGCGCCCTTGTCCTCTGGCGTTTTCATTGTGTTGCGGAGCTTGGTTTGCGTGTTAGACGCTACTGCACCGGCTGCGCCCGGGTCGAATCCTTGTAAATTACTTCCGCTTGGCGCGGCAATGTCTGCGCGCAAAGCGGCATCGTTACCGGTTCCGTTCGATGGCTGAAAATTCCCGCTGGTATCACCGACCATAAATTTTCCGGCAAAACTCGCGCGCGCCGGTAGCGTTGCCGGTGGTGTGCCGTCTGATATCGGAAATGCTAGAGCGTATGAATTCTTTGTCGCCTGCGCCTGCATCGCAAGCCAAATTCGATCAAAATCAGGATTCACGTTTTCCGCCAACCAGTCGCCGAACTGCTGGTAATCCGTCACGCGGCGCAACGGTGGATCAAGTAGCAGGATGATTTTCTTGCCGCTCCCCGGTGCTGGCGTGATGGTGATGTTGCCGCCAAACTGATTCCCCTCGCCGGCCACTGTGAAGCCAGCCACCTGTTTTACGCCGTCGATCATCACAGTGATATCGTCGGTTTCGATAATCAGGTATGTGTAGGGAAACACCGTCGTCACGCCGTTTGCAACGTAGGTGTTTACCGGGATTTGTACTGGGACTGTCATGGTGATCCTCTTATCGTGAAAACTCTACTTCATGCACACCGGAATTCGCCCGCCAGTTCTCGCGCACCGGCTCCCGGTCGCTTTCCAGCACACGCACGTTGATCCGGTTCGGTGTATCCGTGATCGCCGCCGCGCCTGCGTCTATGTAGTCGTCTGCTTGGTTCCTGGTGCCGGGGTTGAAGTCCTTCATCTGATCCCACATCGGGCCATTTAGCACGTCAACATGCGCCCACAGCATGCGCGATGATATCACCGGCTCGAACGCCTCAAGGATTCGCTCATTCTTCACGGCGATGGATGCTTCACCCGACACACCGCAAATTATTTTGCGCTGCTTCAACGCCTGCTTGAGCACGTCTGGCGCGAAGGTTCCTGCGCCGTTGGTTTCAACCGTTACCCGTGGAACGTGATATTTCTCCACAATGTCGCAAATCTGGAACACCTGACCGCCGATGATTCGCATGCCCGCGCTGTCAAATTCGGAAATCTCACCGGTGAGCGCCTCCACCCGGTGCATGTAGCGGCGCCCGCGGTCATCCTGCAACACCAGTGCAATCGCCGAAACATCGCTGTTGATCTTGCCGGATGATGGATCCCAGCGCATCGCCATGCCCGCGATCTTGGCCGCGCCAAGATACATGCTGGCCGTCTTGTTGGAGTAGCGAATAACCGGATCCACGGCGTACGGGATGATCCGCGCCGGATCAAGGCGGGTTTCGCTGATCGGCTTGGCCTCAAGCTGATATTGCGAATCCCAAGCGTTGAGCGTGCGCGTCTCTTTGCGCCGTACGTCGATGTCCTCGCGCGTGAAGCGCTCAGGCCATGCCGACATACTGCAAATGTCGATCACAACGCGCGGAGCGGCATTAAACACAACGTCGTCGCCTTCCAGCCGGTAATCTACCCCTTCCGCCATCACGCGGGCGAACTTGCCAATCCCGGCGATGACATACAGCCCATCTTCGCCAACCGGCAGGCCGAACTTGTAGCGCGTCCTCGTATCGGTCTGTTCGTAGCGAACGGCATGTTCGAACAACGGAATTTTAAGCAGCGCGGCGCCGCCGTCGATCTGCTCCGTGTACATGCTGTCGTGCGTGTGCGGCGTGCCGACGAAGGTTTTCCGTCCACCAGGAACCAGAATGTGCGTTGATTCCTCGATCTTCTGCCGCAGGTTCAGCCGCGCTTCCGTGGTCTTGATGTTTTTCGGGATTTCCACATCGTCAAAGTCTGCATCGTCGGCGCGCGATCCCGTGGCGTTTGAGTTCACGCCCACCGCTTCCATGCTCGGATTG